ACACAGTTACTACTGCTGCGCCAACTGCCGCAACTACTCTAGGTTTTGACTTAACTTCAAATTTAATTAGCGTGTATAAAGGAATTAAAAACTTCTCTAAGCACGCAGCTGGTATCAACATTGGCGGATTAAAGTGGGCAGAAGCAGATCTATTTCCTAATGGAACTGCTGCTAGACAGGATGCTATCTTAGACTTTATGTATGAATATAATATTGCATCAACCTTAGCTGATGGAGAGACTCTTGATTATCGTTATGTAATTGATTCATATGAAGGTCAAGTTTCATCAAGTGCAAAATCTGCGCTAGTTCAATTAGCAGCAGATCACGGAAAAGCTCTAGCAATCTTGAATAACCCTTCATTTGCTCAGCTTGAAAGATCAACTGATCCGAGCTTCATTAACCCAGTTACTAAATTGGTTTCAGCTGAATACATTGCAGCAGGTGGAGATTTAACTCAAAATCCTAGCTTCCAAGCTGGATTTGCAAGTGGTGAAAAGAATGGAATTCCATTTCAATCATACGCTGCATACTTTATGCCTAACTTGATCATTCAAGAAAATGGTAGAAATAAGTCAGTTCCGCCAGCCGCATACGTATCAAACGTATTTATGAAAAAGTATCGCAGCGGCAATACTTTCTCAATTGCAGCTGGTAAGCGCGGAGTTATTACTGACCCAGAAGTTGTAGGTATTGAATATGATTTAACTAATGAGGATAGGGACTTCTTAGAGCCAGCAGGTCACAATTTGATCGTGCGGCGTAGAGGTTTCGGAATCATGGTATTCTCAAACAATACTGCATATCAGCGAGTTAGATCAGCTCTAAATAACATTCACGTTAGAGAAGCATTAGTAACTATTGAAAAAGATGTTGAACGAATCTTAATTAACTTCCTATTTGACTTTAATGACGAGATTACAAGACTACGAGTTAAGACTCTAGTTAAAAACTACTTGGAAGCAGTTAAAGATGCTAGAGGAATCGCAAGTTACGATATCGTCTTTGATGAAAGTAATAATGGACCTGAAGTTCTTGAAAATAATACAGGAATTATCGATATTATTATCGATTTCCCAAGAGGAATTCACAAATTCATTAACCGCATTACAATCACAAGAGTTGGTGGACAACTATCTTCTCAATCGAGCGGATTTACTCCTTCTTTCTAATAAGAAAATTCACTTAAATCAAAAAAGGGCCTCAATGAGGTCCTTTTTTGGCATAACCGGTTTAGGTCTGAGAACCGTCTCGAAGTCTTTCTAGAATTTCTTCAAGAACTTTAATAGTATCAGTAGCATCGTTATGCAAAATTCCAGTACCGCCAGCTTCTGTCCATTTATCAATTTTTGATTGAGTATCATCAATTAGAATATCATTTGCTGATTTTACAAAGAGATGCTTTTGCTGCATTAAGATAAGTCGGTTTGAACCGGTGTAATCCTCCAACTTAGTGATAGGCTCTTCGTTTATTCGGAGATTCAATTTAACCCACTTTACCTTACCTCTAATTGAAGCTAGATTTCGACTTGGCGAGCTTATTATTGATGGCTTATACTCTTCTAAATAATCCCAAAGTTCGCGGCCGTCTCCTTTCCAATACAATTCTGACCAATATTCATCTCCATGCTTGTCAATTAGCGGCCAAATAGAATTTTTGCCGTTCTTTTCTTCATATTCTCCTGGAGAAAGATTGTCACTATTTTCAGGTAGCTCTATAAAGCCCCTATCAAAATCGACAAGGACTCCATCTAAATCGCAAAATATTCGAACTAACTCTATTGATTCTAAAAATAGGTTAAACGATAATGGTCTTTTCATATAGTTATTTAACTCGGCTGAGCAACTCGTAGACCATCGGCTGCCTCAGGAGAAGTGAATTTACCTAATAACTCATTTGCAATTACCATATGGTACAGTGTACCGTTATGCGTAACGTCTAGACCAGAATATCGTTGATATAATACGTGATCACCGATTTTAATTGGGCACTTTGATTCAACTAGGTGACCGATTGAAATAACTATTCCAGTATTAGGTCTTTTTCTAGCTTCAACTGGTAAAACAATACCGGTTTCGGTTACTTCTTCGACCTTATCTGGTAAAATCATTATTCTTTCAAATAGTGGTTCTAGCGCTAACTGCGTCATATTAATGCTTGTAATTTTTCTTAAATTTTAGATAATCAAATCTTCTGCGCTTATCAAATTTAACTTGAGACACAATTTCAGATTTGATTTTTTCAGGAATAACACTAGTGTGTAAACGAATTATTGTCCTATTTCGATTTAAGTTATTCTGTATTGTAAGGCGTTCGTCTGACTCACTTATTTTTAGGGAATCACATATACTATTGACTAATAATAAGATGAACTCTTGGTCATTTGAATCAATTGCAGATTTAATGCTTTGCCAATCAAAATTCTCCTTAATTAAGTCTATTGTTTTTGTGATTTTAGATGCAGTCATTTTTGGATGAATCCTTGGAATATTGTCGGAACCGTCGCCGCCTAGAAATTTGGTTAAAATCTCTAGCGTTGGATCCACCATAAAGTGCATAAAATCCTTTTTCGTTAGATCATGCAAGACATTAACTAATGAAGAGTTGTCAATATCCGACATCTCTAAATTAAATAGATCAATTGGTTTTGTTTCGAGTTTATCAAAATCCTCAGTCGTATAGATTTTTTTAAACTTAGTCATCATCTTTGGAGTAATTAAGATAATATTGCGCCGGCCGCTTTCTAATAGTTGGATTAGGTCTTTATCTACTGACCAAATACAAATATCTTCTTGTATATTTTCGCAAATGTATGCGATTAGATCATCGCCTTCAGCACCAAGGACCCGATTTGAAATGATTCCATATTCTTGAGATAGTGTTTGCAAAATATCTTGCTGAAAGAAGTCAAAAAACAAATAGATTTTTTCATCATATTTTCGGTTTCCTTTATATGCAAAATCTCCTTCTCCATGACTTTCAACGTGTTGCTTAATAAACCGGCGACGCCAGCTTTTAGAATCAAAAACAAAAAAGACTGAACTAATATTGTCTTTAAACGGCGCAAGGATGCTTCCAAAATAATTTAAAGAAAAATTTTGAAAGACATCCTTGCTGGCCTGTTTAAGAGTGAACTTGTCATCTTCGATTAAATCATTTACATAATATCTTTCCCCAACGCGTTTGTCGTTGAGTAGGATATTTTTAACGATACTGGTTGCAACGTTAAGAAAAGCATTTCCATCAATGACTAAGTTCATACTTATTTTTTACGTGAACGCGTTGCTTTTTTGGCAGAGCCCGCGTCAACTGAATCAGCGTTAACAACCGGTTCAGTTGTTTTGTTTTCAGTAGATGTTTCAGCTGGATTAACTGTTAATTTTCTAATTGCCTTTGCAATCAATTCAGCTTCGTCTAAATTATAGGCGCCTCGGCCTTGTGCGTGGTTAGCTGCTGCAATTAGAGTAACTACTGCATGCTCGCCAGTCAGTGTCTTCAGAAAGATCTCATAGTCTTCTCTATTTTGATAACTGATTGCTGACAGAAGAGTAACTTTTGGCAACTCTTGAGTTGGCTGTTTCTCAGATTGTGCCGGTGCTTGGTTTTCCATTTATATCGATGGTTTTTTTAATTATTAAAGATCGCTAAAGAGCTCATCATCTAAATCGAGAGAAGACGCTTTTGTCGATGGAGTTGGTGTTGGAGAACTTGGTTGGCTCAGCCCAAAATCATCATCTAAGCTGATAGATTGGGACTTTGCTGGAGCTGGTGTAAACTCTAAATCTTCTCCAAATGGAGCTTGTGTCATCTTTGATTTAACTGGAGCACTATTTGTAAAAAAAGCTTTCATTTTTTCGTCCCTTAACCCACCAACTAAATTGTCAATAATCTGTTTGTACGGAACGATTGCTTTGATAAACTCTGCAGTTTTTTCATAGTCTGCATCATTCCACTCTTTATAATGATATTGCTCAATATTTGGAGAGTTTTGCTTTAGATACTCAGAAATAAATTGACGAACTTTTGGGTCATCTGTCACGCTAATCTCTTTACCATTAGGAGATTTTACGATTAACGGGCTAACTTCATTCATAAACTTAGATGAACTAAAGTCTCTCCATGCTTTGGTTTTTCTCTTAACGACTAGGACAAAGTCTTTGCCACCAGTTAATGAGAATGGATTAACTTTGCTTACAATTCCCAATTCTGCTTCAGGGTTAATTTCCTGTTGAATTAGGTTATCAATGGTGTAGCCATATGAATATACTTTGATTGAACCTTCTAGGGACGGAGCTTGAGGATCGCGCTTAATGTAAACGAGAGAATAGTAATTATAGTATCGGTTAAAATACTTTTGGATTTCTTTTACTACTTCAGGTTCTTCGTTTGCTAATTTGCGAAGTTCAAGATCAAGAGACCATAGAATTGATGATTTTCCAATTGTGGATGGACAATCAACAATAAGTCTTTCATTGGTTAATGGATTTACCAACTTCGCTGCGTACTTTTTGTACTTACTCTTTGTTGGATCTCCAACCCAAGGCACAAATCGAATTACTGATTTGTAAACCCCGTTTTGGCCCTGATCTGGGCCTGGATTGTAAACGTTTTCGTCAATTTTTCTAGCTTGACTTGCTGCTTTGCCGGAGAAATCGTCCGGGTTAAGATTAAATAGGTCTTCCATTGTTCTTAAAGATTTAATTTATAGAATTGTACTACTTATATGCTAAATGGTTTTAAACAAAAAGAGGCGAGTTAATTAAAACTCACCCCTATGTTAACTTTATGAAAGAGTTTATTTTGTCGCGGTTGCTCTAGCTTCTTGAATATGCTTGCGACCCTCTTGGCTAAGAGTTTTAATATCTTGTAGCACCTTTCTAGCTCTAGTTCCAGCTGACTTATTTCCTTTTTCGTAAAATTTAACAGTTTCTTCTTCTAGAGAAGCAACTGCCGCTTTCAAGCTTGATAACCATTCAGGAGTCATACTTTATAGATTTTTTAAATATTATACCAAAGGTCTAAATAAAGTTTTACCTGGTGTGCTAGAATTGCACTTAGTCACGGCTTTTCTTTATGCTAGTCGCAAGTTCAATAAGTCTAGTCATTGCACGTGACTGCTGAGACTTAACCCAGTGTGCAACTTTCTTAGTTATGCACCATTTAATTACGCTATTTACCGTATTGCCAGGCGAGTCCATTGAAGTTAGGTCTTCTTGGTCAAAATACCACCGCTTACTTTCTTTATAATCAAAGCCAAAAATTGAGTTGTTTTTCCCTGAGTACTCAACAAAGATGTTAATTTCATAGTCGTCAGGGACCTCCTGTAGACCCAGTGTGATTAGCCTTTCAGTATCTTCTGGAATTCCATGAAATACTATGTCAATATACACCTCAGTGTCTAGTGTGTGGTCGACTCCAAGATCATCAAGTTCTTCAGAGTATTCAGAATCTGTGTACTCTAATTCAATTCCATCCAGATATGGATTAATTGTGTTAAGCGTGCCTAATTTAAAAAAGTCAGAATGCCATTTAACAATATCATCGCTCAACTTTTTTAACCAATCTGGTGAAACTGCTTCCATAATTGGCTGGTACGTATGGCCAATATATTTGACAACATCGCGCCCTATGCTTTCACAAGCAGCTGACCTTGACGTATATGTATTTAATATAATTTGCTCACCAGTTTGATAAAATAACCCAGTCCGCCAGCCGCCACGACTCTCTTCGATAAACGAAATTTTTCCAAGAACATATAATTGAGATAGTTTGGGTTGATTATTGTATTGGTATTCAGAATATCGATTAATTGTTATCATCCTTTAACTCGTCAGATTTTGGCTTTAAAAATGTGACGTTGAGGTCTGATGTATATGGCGTGCCTGCCTCGTCGTATTCGACCTCAACTTCGGCAAGTTCTTTGTAATTTAGAGTCTTATCTCGAAGACCTTGCTTTAATTTGAAAAAGTCTTCCTTGGACAATTCTTCTTTGCCTGAGAGACCATCTTTAAATGAATTAGCTTTATCAACTAAACTAAGATCAGTTAGCCATTTGTCTAGGTCGGCTGGTTTTATCTCATAATGCTTATACTTCTTTACTCCACCGCCGGTTGGATATTCAGCTGACCAATCTTTATCTGCTGTGATAAAAAGTATTTTATACGACTGACTAGCATCTGCTGGTTGCGCGGTCGGCTCAGCGCCTGTGGCCATTGTAACATCTGGAAGTGGCAATTCTTCTTCAAAAACTGCCGAAAATTGTTTAAATTTTAAGATTTTCATCCTATAGTGCTTTTTCTAGGATTATTTATTTAGTCGAATTGGTAGCAGTTTTGGCGCAACATAGGTTGCATCTTGTGCCACTCTACTAAAATTATTGAGATTATTGATTGAGTCCTGGCTATTGGGTTTAAAGGTTGCTGCCATCTTTTTGTTAATAGCCATCGTCTTATATTTTATCATATAAAAAACCTCATCTTTATTTAGTGAGGTTTTTAGATTATTGTTCTACTTTAATAATTTCAAAGTATTCACGGTGATCTTTCATGCCTACTTCAAATCCATTTTCAAATTTACAATAATAACCGCCTATCCAGATTAAGCCTTCTTTTCGATAATCCTCACTTGCTGCAAATCTTCTATCGGTACTTAATAACTCTTTATCTCTTTGAGTAAGATCTCTAAGAACATCAGGTGTTCCAAATACTCTTGAAGTTTGAACATAAATTTCTTTATTTTCAGGATTATAAGATAACCAATGGTCATCTTGTTTACTTAAGTCAAATGGTGTTGTAGCAACTTTAACAAGATTAAATCTATCCCCATTGCGTGTTAAGGTAAATTCACTACCAGTTAAGAAAGCTGGCTTTCCGTCTGAGTTTTTAATTTCTTTGAGACAGCCTTCAAACTTATCTGTTGGTTTTACCGTTATAGAAAACGGAGCGACTGGCTCATTTTCATTAGTAAAGGCTTCAAATGATTCAATTACGTATTTCATATAGAGTATTTATCTAAGTACTTGTGCTGCATAAAAAAAGGGACCAAATAGTCCCTTCATTTATCTAAATAGTATTGATCTTATGATCCACATGC